TCCATTTTACGGCTTCATTTAAACCCCCTAAATAATATTTAGAGATAATTGATACTAAGTTGGATTTTGTTATCATTAGAATGTAAAAAATTTATTAATGTTTTTATTGAATATAGGTTTACCCCATTTTACGTCCTCGTAAATTGTTTCTATTTTATTTTTTAATACCGAATCAAAAATCATATCTCTATCTAGGTATTCTTCTACTATGCTTAATATTTCGGGAGCATCTTCATAACCATTTAATGCTAATACGTCCACATGATACGGATTAGGTTTTAAATAGGCAAGGTATATTTTATCTCCCATTTGAAAAGTTGGATATTTTTTATCAAGTTTATTATGTCTTAAAATATCATTTGTAAAAACAGCAGCTTTTGTATTAATAGGACATTTAAGTGCTAATTTAGAAAATATTTCACCATTTGAAGGAGCAGACGCAATGTACTCTTTCATTTTCTTTAGTCCTGTAGGTTTTAATAATTTCTTCCAATCTGTAGATGAAATTGAATTTCTAAATTCAAGTAAATAATTATCTATATCTTGTTTTTCAGCACCGAATAATATCTTTTTAATTAGATCTTCACCAAAGTTTCTAAAGAATGGAGGAAAATTAGATTTCATAATATCTAATCCTTTCATATCTAATTCGTCTACTGTTACTCCCTCTTTATTTACAACCCACATCGCATATCTCCTTTTGCCTGACCAATATGCTCGTTTTACAATTACTTCTTGTTTGAGTTCAAAAAAGTGTTTTTTATTTATATTAAATACTTTTTTAGATATATCGTCTAGATTTTGGTTTGCTTTAACTTGCAATTGTTGTGATATTGCTATTAGTTTATCTATTTTGTCTTTTTCTTCTGTTAAATTAGGATATTTTTTATCTAATAGATCTTTAATTTCAATATACATTGAGTCTGTATCAGAAGCAATTACATATTCTTCACGATCTGATTCGATTGCTTTGGCTAATAGGTTATTTACATAAATAATACTCTCCTTGGTTAATCGCTGTCCACTGTTTGTGATAGCAGCAGAACATATCTTATGACCATCTGTATAACGCCAGCCATTTATAGCATATGTTCCATATAGTGCATTTTGAAGAATTTTAAAGGCCATTTGGTACAAATCATATAATTTATAGTTATCCCATTCTTCATTTTTGCCAGCTGCTTTTTTCAAAGCACGATAATGTTCTCTTTGTTTAAACCAATCTTCTAATACTTCACAAGATATACTTTTAATATCATTTCTAAAAAATGCTCCACTTGCTGAGATAGACCAATTATTTTTTTCAATAAAATGAATTAAATCTTTGACTTTAACAATAGCAGACTTAAGTTGGTAGTTGTTTTTATCTAGTTTTTCAATAGTTAATTGTTCTTCAGGGTCTTTTTCTTTAAGCTTTTCTAATGAATTATATTGCTCATAGTTATCTTTAGTTACAATTCTACCTACTAAGGTTTCTACTCCTAAATTCAATGATTTAATAATAGAAGGGTATAGTGAAGTATAATCTAAATCTGTTACATAAGAATATAAACCAGGAATGGGATCGAGCAAATAACCTCCAGCATACGATTCGCTTTTTCTAACTGTTTTTAAACTTCTTTCTTTAACTATATCAGATTTAGTTTTTACTAATACTGTTTTTGTTTCATGATTTATATTAACAATAACTCCTTCGATTGTAGGAGTACCTCGTTGATGTACAACTTCATCTCCAATAATTAGTTCCTTAATGTAACTATTTACAGTAGTTGGTTTATTAGGAGATATTATATTTTTGCGTTTTAAATATGTTAATATAGCACCTTCATTTAACACTGTATTGTAATATACACTTTCATATGGTACGTGACACAAATGACATATAAGAATAGTTAATTGTATAAACTGGAGTTTATTTTCTAGAGCTTCTATGATTTCAACGTCTCGAAGATTATAATCGATAAATTTATTAATATCTTCTTTGAATAAAGTATCTAATGTTCCATTATATTCTATTTTACCTAATTTGGCATATTTTAAGCCAATGTCTCCTAGTTTATATGATGCTTCTTCTTTAGGAATATATTTTTTAATTAACATCATGTAATCTAAACTATTAACACCTCCTAGTGTAATAGGGGAATATGAATTATAAATATATTCTTTTATTTTTCGAATAGGAGATAAGAATAATACTAAATCTTCTCCTAAGATTTGTTTAATTCGGTAATATAAATAAGGTATATCAAAAAAATCGCTATTGTATCCTACAACAATAGTGGGATCTAATTGAACCCACTTTTCTAAAAATGAACCTAATAATGCTTGCTCATTTTCACATGGTATTATATAACGATTATTTTCAGTGGCTGGGTTGAGTGTTTTATGCTCATCTAAAATATAACAATATTGATCTTTAGTATTGACATCAATTAAAGCTATAGATGTTATTTTAGCAGGAGCACTTCTAATATATTGGGGCGTTAATGCTCCTAGCATTTCAATCTCAATATCAAGATAAACTGTATTGTGAGATGAAGGTGGAGAGTCTTCTTTATAATAGTAGTCTCGCAATATTGCTAATTCTCGTTGTATGTCTTTTTCTAGTAATGATGGGTCTTTCCAGTCATACCTTCCGTTTACTGGAGAGCAAGGTTCTCCAAATAATGTTTTAAATTCTCCATCCGGATCTTTTTTATAAACAGTAGGATAATATTTAAAGGATAGCCATCCCTTCTTATCGTCCCTTAAGTAGCAAGTGCCCTTATCTTCCGGGTCGAAAGAATAATAAATTGATTGATACATTAGATATAACTATTTTTTATAATTTTCTTAGAGGTAAGATAATAATTAATTTTTATACTCCCAAATAAATCCATAAGCTGTTTTTAATTTTCCTTGACAACATTTAGTTATATTTGGGTTTTTAGATCTATTATTGAATACAATATTACAGGCATCAGTAATAGAAGAAAATTCTTTTATAAAATTCCCATTTATATCATATTGAAGAATTGGTTTTGCTTTGGAATCATGCTTTTTTCCTTTTAATTTTTCACTAATAGTTTTCCCAAACCCTTCAGGTTTTGGTTTTTTATTTTTTATATTAGATTTTCCTTTTAATTTATTAATTCTTTTCTCAACATGTTCGGGGGATTGTTTATATCCAGTTAGAGATTGGCTAATTTTTTTATTTCGAGATTTTGGGTGCTTTTTGGGTTTTCCTACAACTGATTCAAAGAAAGCTTTAGTTTTAGGATAAAAATAGTTTTCTTTATTTTTTTTAGGGACTCTTAATTTTTCTTTTTGTTCTTCGTTTAATAGTCCTCTTTTAATTCCTTTTAAGGGACTTGATTTTTCTAATTTACTTTCTCTCATTTTCAATTTAGTTTTTTCATTGTGAGATTTACCCAAATTTTTTTCTAACATTGAAATCTTCATTTTTTCTCCAAAACTCGATGGTCTAACTCTTCCTTTTAATGCTCTAGATATTTTATCTTTAGAATCTTGAGAATAAAAATCAGCTCCTCCACCTCCACTATTTTTATTCATTATTTCAAATCCCCATTGTCTAAATTGTTCTATCCAATAGGATTCAAGTGGTTTCCATTCTTTTCTATCTAAAGAATCTACTTGGTCTATGTAAGTATATTTAATGTCCTCTCCATATGTTTTTTTATGGGATAAATATCGGCAAGATTTTGTTTTTCCAATATAAACTTTGTTAGAATCACCATAACAATTTTCTACTAAATAAATTTTTGTCATAATACTTTACTATCTTGTTATCGATAATAAATATTAGAAAAATTTATTTTTTACATAAATTTATTTCGTTTTCAGTAAAGAATTGTCTAAGATTTGGTTTTTCATAAAAGCAACTTTTCATCACTTTTCTGTCATAGCTACGATATACCACATACTTGTCACCAACTCGTTCGTAATGGCACTCTGTACCTTGTTCTTGGGAGCGGACTTTAACAGTCTCTTGTGCCTCTTCTTCATTATTGCAAGCTTTCGACAAATTGGATGCCTGTATTTCCAAATAAGCGGGCCAAATTTTATCCTTAAGGCCATGAAGCATAGCACCGTTCCCAAGGGATACGTAAGTAATGTCACACAGCGCGTCCAAAATCTCAACGATATCTCCTTTTTCACATGCCTGTTTATATTCCTCAAGTTCTTCCAGAACAAAGTTGTATACAAACTCCCATTCTTTTCTGTCAGGTATTGTGGGCACATAGTTATTAGGTTTATTCATTAAAGCGTTAAACTCTTCAACTTCGCTTACAAATGGTACGTAATTGTT